GAAACAAGAACAAATTGCTAACACTTCTGAAGATCAGTTCAGACAAGAATTTGAATGTCAATTCATTGGTTCAGCAAATACTTTGATATCACCAACTACTTTAAGTGCTATTCCATTTGTAGATCCGCTTAAACAATATGAAGGTGTAGATTACCATGAAGAAGTAGTTCAAGGTCACAATTATCTAATTTGTGTGGATACTGCAAGAGGTATTCGTCTCGATTATTCAGCTTTTGTGGTTGTAGATATTACTAGCATACCTTATAAAGTTGTAGCAAAATATCGATCAAATGATATATCTCCAATGATCTTTCCACAGTTTGTATCAAATATCGGTAAGTACTATAACGATGCATGGGTTTTAGTCGAATCAAACGATATGGGTGGTCAAGTTATTAACTCATTGGTATTCGAATTAGAATACGAAAACATGCTAAAAACTGTGGCAAAAGGCAGAGCTGGTAATCAGCTTGGTGGTGGACCAAACTCTAAGTTTGGTGTTACAATGTCTCATTCAGTTAAAACAAATGGTTGTTCTAACTTAAAAACTCTTATTGAAAACGATAAGTTTACTGTAAATGATTATGATATCTATGTTGAACTTACAACGTTTGTAAGAAAAGGTAATTCATCTAATAGCTCCTTTGCTGCTGAAGCTGGAACAAATGACGATTTAGTTATGTGTCTAGTTATGTTTGGTTGGGCTTCAGGTACAGAGTACTGGAAAGAACTAACTGAATCAGATCCAGCCAAGTTGATGTACAAAGAAAGAGCTGAAAGAAAAGAAGAAGAAGGAATGCCAATTGGATTCCTTAATCAAGATAACACATACCCAACTCAGGATCAATCTGGTGACCTTTGGACACCTATCAATGTCGATGATAGACCGGACTGGTATGATGATGTGTATAAAAATTGGGATGCTGATTGGGACAGCAAATTTTGAAAACGGCAAAGTAATAAATACTTTGTCTAATACATACAGAGTTTACGACGGTAAGCTTTAGTAGAACAGAAAAAACTAGTTTTAATTCTTATAGGAGTCATTGAAAATGGCATTTTTAGTAAGCCCAGGCGTTCAGGTAAAAGAAACCGATCTGTCGAACATTATCCCTGCAGTTGCAACATCCATTGGTGGATTCGTTGGCGACTTCAAATGGGGTCCAGTTAGCGAAGTAACTACAGTATCAAGTGAAGCTAATCTTATTGAGTTGTTTGGATATCCAATCGCTGAATCAGGTTATAGCAATCGCACAGACTGGTACTCAGTAGCAAACTTTTTAGGATACTCAAACAACGTACAGTTAGTTAGAGTTGTAGGTGCAGCATCTTATAATGCTAGCGCAGCAGGTGATAGCGATGCAGCATCCGAAGCAGATTCAGATGCGCAAATTAAAAATGCGAATGATTTTGCAACCGATGCTACTGGTCTTACTCATGCACTTTATGCCAAATATCCAGGTGCTCTTGGTAATGGCATTGGTATCGCAGTAATCGATGCAGCAATTGATAGTGATAACTTCATCAGTCAAAAAATTGTTGGTAATACCACAGCATCTCAGCTATTTGATACAGCTCCAGGTACATCTACTTGGGGAGTCAAATACGATTCAGAGCTTAAAGATGAAATGCACGTTGTAGTTTATACGACTAACGAAACTATTACTGGTACTGCAAACGAAGTTCTTGAAACTTATGCATATGTCTCTAAAGCAAAAAATGCTTTGGATGATAACAATGGTAATAACTACTTTGTTAATGTGATTAACGATGCATCTTCTTGGATTTGGACTCAGCCTAACTTTAACACGTCGGTTGATTCAGAATCTACTACTTATAGTATCGGTCAAACACTTACAACTCTTGGCGAAAACAAAAGATTCCCGTTTATCGGATCCGGATCTGATACGACCGCTACAGCAAAAACATTTACACTTTCGGGTGGTACAGATGTAGCTGGCACTGATGGTGATAAACAAACTGGTTGGGATATCTTAGGTGATCCTGAAACGGTTGATGTAAACCTTATCATTACTGGTGATAATTCAGCAACAGTTCAAAAATATGCTGTTACTAAAGCTGAAACAAGAAAAGATGCTATTGCGTTTGTATCGCCAAGTTCAAGTGTAGGTACTAACAATCCAACAGCTAAGAAAGTAGTAAATTACTTCTCAAGCTTTAATAGTACATCTTATGCAGTCTTTGATAGTGGTTGGAAACGTCAGTACGATAAGTACAATGATGAATTCTTCGATATGCCACTGAATCCAGATATTGCTGGTGTTACTGCAAGAGCAGAATTCTTGAATGATGCATGGTTCTCTCCAGCTGGTCTGAATAGAGGCTTTATTCAAAATGTTGTAAAACTTTACTTTAATCCTGATCAAGCTGGTCGCGATGAGCTTTACAAAAATAGAGTTAATCCAGTAATCACACAGCGTGGTGTTGGAACAATTCTCTTTGGTGATAAAACTGCACTAAGTAGACCATCATCCTTTGATAGAATTAATGTTCGTAGATTGTTCATGGTTCTTGAAAAAGCAATTGCAACTGCAGCTAAATTCCAGTTGTTCGAATTCAACGATGATTTCACAAGAGCTAACTTTGTCGCTGCAGTAGAGCCTTTCCTTGGAGATGTAAAATCTCGTAGAGGTATGACGGACTTTAAAGTAGTTTGTGACACATCAAATAACACACCAGCTGTGATTGATGGTAACCGATTTGTAGCTGATATCTACATCAAACCAAGTCGTTCTATTAACTTCATCACACTAAACTTTACATCAGTAAGAACTGGTGTTAGCTTCGACGAAGTTGCAGGACAATAGGAGAATATTAAATGTCACAACGTATTGACGATTTTAAAGCAGCCCTTGTAGGCGGTGGTGCTAGAGCTAATTACTTTAGAGTTATTCCACAGTTTCCAGGTGGTGTAACAAACACAGACGATACTGGTCTTGGACTAGAGCAGCTTGGAGCATTTATGATTCAAACTGCTGGTCTTCCAGCTTCAACACTTAGTGAAATTGCGGTACCTTACAAAGGCCGTGAACTTTATGTAGCTGGTGATAGAACATTCGATGTATGGAATATTACCGTACTGAATGATAATAACTTTGCTCTTAGAAATGCTTTTGAGAGCTGGATGAATAACATTAATTCACATGTCGGTAACGTATCAGAAAATGGTATCGATGCTGGTGATATTAATACATACATCCAAGATTGGACTGTGGAACAACTTAATAAAGCCGGAGATGTTGTTAAATCATACACCTTCCGTGGTTGTTTCCCAACTGGCGTAGACGAGATCGCTTTGGACTTTGGTTCTACGGATACCATTGAAACCTTTGGTGCAACTATCAGATATCAGTATTGGACATCTAATACTACTGATAACGTAGGCTAAAAATAGCTTGCGGCACAGCGAATAAATATCTTATATATTATATTATGAAAAATGAAGGTGAAAAATGGCAGAAGCAAAAGAAGAGCTTTTCGGTTTTGAACTAGTTTCCGGCGATAAAAAACGTGACTTACGTTCTCCAGTTCCTATTTCTATCGATGATGGTACGGAACTTCCAGTTGGCGGTAGAATTGGTTACACGTACGAAGGTTATGAAAAGGCGAGAACTGAGCATCAGTTAATTGCTCAATATCGCGAAATTAGTTTCTATCCTGAAGCAGACGCAGCAATTGATGATATCGTTAACGAAGCATTCGTTGTCGAACATCATCGTGCACCTGTATCTCTAAGATTAGATTATCTAAATGTAGATGATCGCATTAAAGAATCTCTTCGTAAAGAATTCCAAAACGTTCTAGGTCTCCTAAAATTCCAAAAGAAATCTTATGATACATTCCGTAACTGGTATGTAGATGGTCGTTTGTTCTATCAACTTATTGTAGATGGAAATGCTCCTAACGATGGCATTCAAGAGATTCGTCCAATCGATGCTCTTAAAATTCGTAGAGTTGTAAAACCAGTTTATGACAAAGATCAAAGAACTGGTGCTTCTATTCTCCAAGATGTAGATGAACACTTTGAGTTTTCACCTGATGGCGATATGAATGCTGCTGTAAAACTTTCTAAAGACTCAGTCGCATTCTGTGCTTCTGGTCTTGTTGATAGAAACAAAGGTATGATCATTGGTCATCTAGATAAAGCAATTAAACCATTCAACAATTTGCGTTCTATGGAAGATGCTTTGATCGTTTATCGTATTGCTAGAGCTCCTGAACGTAGAATCTTTTATGTTGATGTAGGTCAACTGCCTAAGATTAAAGCTGAACAGTATCTTCGTGATATGCAAAATCGTTTTAGAAATAAAATTGATTATGATCCAACATCAGGTAATATTAGAGATAGCCGTAGATTTATGTCTATCTTAGAAGACTTTTGGTTGCCTCGTAGAGAAGGTTCTAAAGGCACTGAAATCGATACACTTCCTGGTGGTCAAAATCTTGGCGAACTTGATGATGTACAATACTTCAAAAACAAATTGTATGAATCATTGAACGTTCCGCAAACACGTATTAATGGTGGCGATGCTAGTTTTCAGATTGGTAGAGCTACAGATATTACAAGAGACGAACTGAAGTTTGGTAAGTTTGTTCAAAGACTTAAGAAACAATTTAGTGAAATCTTTAATGAAATTATGAGAGTACAATGTTCTCTTAAGGGAATCTGTACTGCAAATGAATACGACGAAATGCGTCAGTACATTACTTATGATTTTGTAGAAGACACACACTTCCAAGAACTAAAAGAACTCGAGTTGCTCCAAGACAGAATGAATATGCTTCAAACTGTAACTGATTATGTAGGCAAATACTACTCTCTCGAATGGGTACGTAAAACAGTACTTGGACAATCAGAAGAAGATATTGCCCGTATGGATTCTCAAATTATGGATGAGATTGCAAAAGGTCAAATCAATACAGAGGAAGATCAAAATGATCTCTTTGGTGGCTAATGCCTTTACCTCATAGTAAACAAACTCTTGCAGATTACATGCTTCGTCAGCTAGGTGCTCCTGTTGTTAATGTCGAAATTTCCGATGTACAATTAGAAGATGCTATTGATGATGCAGTTCAAATGTTTCAAGAATATCACTATGATGGCGCTGAAAGATCTTACAGAGTTTTGAAAATCGACACTAAGTTGCTTGCTGAAAATCAAAGAAGACATCAAGATATTACAGCAAGAGTGTGGAACTCTGATTCAGAATATCGTGTTGGTGCTAGAGTGCTACACAAATTTGATAATCAAAAAGGTCAAGTAGTTTATATCAAGACTGATAGTGACTACGCTTCTGATTCAGATGGCAACTTCGCTGCAAATTACACTGAAGAGCAACTCTATCTTAGAGATTCTTATGCTCTAGTAGATGGTGGTCAAGTTGGTATTAGAATCCCTGAAAATATTTTGTCTGTCACTAAAGTACACAAAGTTGATAACTTTGCTAACAGTGGCATGTACAATTTCGAATACCAATATTTCTTAAACAACTTTGATGCATTCTACGGTAATGCAGCAGGTTATGGTCTTACAGGTTATTACATTCAAAAGCAGTTTGTAGAACAAATTGACTTTTTGCTAAACACATCACCAGCAATTAGATTCAGTAAAGCTAAGAATAGACTTTATATGGATATTGATTGGAATAGACCAAAGAAAAATACATACTTCTTGATTGAGTGTTATGAAGTAACAGATCCAGATATTTATGGCGATGTTTATAAAAACATTTGGATTAAGAAATATGCATCAGCTTTGGCTAAGAAACAAGTTGGTACTAACTTAAAGAAATACGAAAATACGGAACTTCCTGGTGGAGTACAATTGAATGGTCAAGCAATGTACGACGAAGCCACGGATGAATTAAAAGAATTGGAAGAAGAGGTCAAAGATGGTTTACAACTTGGTCTTGATTCAATTCTTGTAGGCTAAAAGGTTATAAATAGAGTATGGAAAATAACATAGTAAATTTGCTCGATAATCGAGATGAATTTGCGTCAGCAGTTAAAGCTCAGCTAGATGCTAAAGCTTTTTCTGCTGTAGACGCGTTAAAAAAAGAACTTTCAGCAGACTTTTTAAAGGATTTGGAACAAAATGAACCTCAACGAGTGGAAAAAGACTAAATTAGATTTCCATCGCGAAGAAGCTAAAAAAGCTCTTCGTGAGGATTTACCTGTTTCTGATTTCCTGTCTGAAGAAGAAATTGCAGAAATCAAAAGTGAATTAGAGATTGAAAACTATCAAGAGACTGTATACTTTGAAGAGTCTATTGATCTTAGCGAATACTTTGAAACAGATCTTAACGACGAAGATTGCGAATGTCCTGAAGATGAAGAAGACTGCAGTTGCCCAGAAGTATTTTATGACTTCATTCCAGACGAATATGGCGAAATGATGGATCTCGAATTTGAGTTGTATGATAACTCGTTCGAAGATGATGGAATTATACAATTCCTGAAAATCAAAGATGCTATTTTTGCTGATGATTTTGAAGTAGTCAAAGATGTTGAAATGGAAGAGAGCTTTAATGAAGATCCTCTAGAACATGGCATGGTTGCTGTTGGTGAAGCTGGTAGAGCTAAAATTATTTTCCGCAGATCTAAAGGTACTATTGTAAAGCGTAAGCGCTGTCCTAGAGGTACTCGAATTGCTGGCACACGTTGCGTTCCACAAACTGCAAGTATGAAAGCTGGTAATCGCCGTAAAGGTATCAAGCTAAAAAGAGCTATGAAACGTATCGGTGCTGGTGCTAAGAAAAGAGCATCAATTAGAAGAAAAATCACAAAGAAGCGCGTCACTGGTAGATCGCGTAATTATTCAGGAACATAGGATAAAGATAAATGGCTAATACAATTACAGCTAAAACATTGGGTAAGTCTGGTTCGTCTAGAAGAAATGGTGGACGAGTTGTAGTATATGTTGATACTGCTGGAACTCTAGATAGTGATGATTTTACATTCACATACCAAGTGAGAAATCTATATCCAGATGGTAGAGGAACTGCTGCAGACTCTGATTTTGTAAATGTAGTTCACAACTTTAAACCAACACTAATTGAATCAATTATTAATATGGGTGAGAATCCTATCACTATCGATGGTAAAGTATTTGAAACCGGTAGATGGGAACTAAGTCAACATGGTGGTTTACCAGTTGCTAATGCTAAAGGTAATATTGTTATTACTGGCACAGCTCCAAGTTGCTTGATTGAATTGAGAAGCTAATGAAACTTATTTCAGAAGAAATCACTTTTAGTGATGTATCTATTATTAAAGAAGCCAAAGGCGATTCTAATAGAATGTACATCAAAGGCCCATTCTTACAAGCTGAAAAGCAGAATAGAAATGGTAGAGTTTATCCATCCTATGTGATGGACAAAGCTGTTGAACAGTATAAAAAAGACTATGTTGCTGAACGTCGTGCGTTGGGTGAATTGAATCATCCACCAGAACCAGTTGTTAATCCTGAGAGAGCTGCCATTATGACAGAAGATCTCACAAAAGCTGGTATCTATTACGAAGGTAGAGCAAAAGTTCTTAGCACTCCAATGGGTAAGATTGTTGAAGATCTACTCAATGATGGTGTTAAGATTGGAGTTTCATCTAGAGGTCTTGGTTCGCTTAAAATGAATCGCTCTGGTGTGAATGAGGTACAAGAAGATTTTGTACTTACGACGGCAGCTGATGTCGTATTTGACCCATCAGCACAGGCTGCTTTTGTAGAAGGTATCTATGAAGAAGCTGAATGGATTTATGAATCGGGCGCTTTTGTTCGGGTCGAACTAGAAAAAGCTCGTAATGAGTTAATTGAAGCTAACATGAGGCAGCTTCAAGACAAAAAATTAGAAATTTTTGAGCGTTTTTTGAAAACGCTTTCAATATAAATAATCTGAACAGGAGTTGACAACCATGTCTAAAGAAAGTCTTATTGATGTCATTGAAGAGCTTTTAGAAGCCGATATGACGAAAAAAGATCAAGTTAAAAATCCCCAAGAGTCTGACGACGATGAGGAAGTTGAAGAACAACTTGATGTAGAAACCGGAACTGCTAATGCAGAAGATGGTGATAACAAAGCCGATAAAGTCCATGATGATGACACCATCGAGCCAGAAGCTGATCAAGATTCCAGCGAAGTCGAAGCAGATAAACCTGTTAAAGAAGAAGCAGAAAAAGATGAAGACGACGAAGAAGTCGCTGAAGCTGCTGAGTCTGACGACGATGTTGAAGAAGAGAAGGATGACGAAGAAGTCTCCGAAGCAGCCGATGATGAATCTGATGAAGATGATAAGGTCGAA